TTGCCTTTCCAAGTTTTCCGCTAGAGATAGTTTCTTTTTCCCCAGCCGTTCTGTTTTCATCGGCTTGATAGATAGTTGTAAATGGAACATCTTCAAAACGAACGGTTGTTTGAGGTGAAGATTCGTAGCGCCAGTAACCTGTATAGAAATGCTGTTTAGCAGTACTTTCAGAATCAAGTTCCCATCTGTCAAAGACCCATCTTCCATCCCCATCTACAACTATTTCAGTAATCGCTTCTGGTTGTGGAATCGCTTGATTAGGACTTTCCTTATCTTCTGGCAATAAATCTTCGACTTCACTTGGCAATATCTTATCAAGTTCTACGGATTCAAAATAATATCCTGCTGAGTAAGGCTGATGATAGATGTAATTTCCGTCTTTGTCCATTTTAAGTATTTCATCCAGCGGTATTAGCTTGACTGAAAGGCCACTTTGTTTAGAAGCAATAGTGACAAATGTCTTACCGTCTGATTCAGAGAAATTCATATCTTTGCGTTTAAACTGGATAGTCGCTTGTCCGTCTAAATCTTGTAAGGCTAATTGTCCCTTATCTGTGAATCCTAATATTCCATCTCCTTTAAGTGATTGGAAACGAGCTTCTAAATCTCCCAAATTTATTTGGCTACCAGTTTCTACTGTTAATGCCTGTTGGATTGGATTGAGTGATTGGCTGTTTAGGGAGATAAAGGAATTGTTTTTTACTATGAGATTTGAGATGTTTTTTAACTCTACATTACTTGCTTTGCTATTATTAAAAATAAGGGTTACCTGATTGGTTTCAGGTGCTTGGAATTTATTGACCTGATTACTTTCGGAAGTGATTGTAACAGGAGAAGGTGTAGTCACTTCGACACCGTTTTTAATTTGTGTACCATTTGCAATCGCAATATCTGCGGCATTTTGGACGGTCATCTTATCGAAAACAGTTTCATTTGTATTTAAAATTTTCAAACTGGATTCACGCTTATCAGTTGTATCTGCTGATGAACCTATGATAAGACTAGGGCGTTTATCAGTTTGACGATTGGATATAAGAGTGGATACATGATCCATTGTCACTTGACCATCTATGTAGATGTTTCCAGGGACATTGCTTTCTGTTAAAGCATGAATACTTAAATTACGTAGGGTAACGTTATTTGAAATTTGAATACTCTCATTAAAAATAATCGCATTTTCACTGCTATCACTCTCAATGGTAACTGCTTTATTGATGACGAGTGGAGTTCGCTCGGTGGCATTGCCGACCAGTTTGATGATAGTACCATCTGTAGCTTTCTGCAAGGCTTCAGCCAAACTTCCCATAGGGGTATCTTCTGTCAGTCCTTGTCCGTTTCCGCCATTTTTTACATAGATAATGTCAGATTGTTTTGGTGCTTCAAAGATACTAGTTTCTAGATTGTTAAACTGTAGAGCTTTGTTTAGAATATCTAATTTAACTTTACGGACATTAGTTGCTAACCGAGCAACTGAAGCATTTTGAGCTGCTTGGTCTAGCTGCGATTGGGTAATAGTGGAACGACTGTTAAGAAGACTGTTAACTGAATTTCGATAGGTGGTTAATACTGCTAAGTCAGCTTTTATAGCTGTTTCTAACGCTTTCTCCAATTGGCTAGTTTGCCACAATTGATTAACCGGTTCCTTATCTTCTAACCGTTTGTATTGTGTTTTTTTGAAACTAGCCCAATCTGAATATTCGTTTCCTAGGATTGCTTTAAAAGCTTCTGAGTCGCTATTGTATCTGTTACTAATGTAACTTATAAAGGCATCCCAGCCTTTCCATGCCAATATTTCATATGCATGTCGCTTGAAAGAGATATCTCCAACGGTATTATTGCCACTTGGAGCCTCTGAAGCACCGTAGAAGCTTTCTAGAAGTGGGACATGATCATATTGGTTATGACTTAATTCTGTTAGAATAGGGGAAATTCCACGAGGGATAAACTGACCACTGACTGCATCTTGGTCAACCAAATCATTGATACTGCTAGGTTTAGTAAGTGGAGCAGCTGTTAAATACCCAAACGGGATAAAGGCATCATTGGTAGAAGGGAGACTGGTGGTTGTCGTGCTAGTGTTAGAAGTGGTATTGCGAGGTACTTGGACGACCTTATTGAAATAAGTAGCTAATTCATTCTCTGCTAGGGATTTTAAAGCAACCCTTGCTTCGACTGCTTCTAAATAAGCAATTAAATCGACCAGGTTTTTGGTATAATTGGCCAACTCTTCTGTAGAAGTTTGAGGTGTTAATGCTTGAGTACGATTAGAACTTTCAGCAATAGTGAGAGCGGTATTCAAATTAAAGACAGGTTTGTACTCACCAGGAACACCGTTTTGTGTGTTATCGATGACTTCAAATAAACCTCTTGCATACACTTCAGGTCCTTGACCAGCTCGTCGACCTTCTTTTCGATAAGTTCCACCGAACAACCTAGCCTCATCGTTTGTATGAGTCATTTCGTGAGTGAACAGTGCGACACCTGAAAGGTTACTGTGCATAAAGCGTGTCTCGTAGGCTTTAATCATATTTTCACCGTTTGCAACACCTCCTAGTCCAACTCCTGAACGAACATAATTTTCCCAGAGATTCATTGGAGAGAAGAAGTTGAGTACCGCAGAATGTGCAGAAGTGCCTTCGTTAGGTGACCAAGTGTGTGCTTTGGTGGTCTCGTTATAGACATTCATCGTATCGACTGCTAGTGTAAATGGAATAGTTGTACTATCTTTTTTAGCAGAGTTAAGGAAAGTCAACCAATTTTCTTGGTAGGTAAGGATTTTTTCGAAGAAAGTAGATGTAGGTTGTTGTACCCCACGTTCCTTGCTGTAGTTTTTCAACTCAGGGTACAGGTCTGTATACGAATCTAAAAGTCCAAGAGTCAAACTATTGCTAGTACCCGCAACGTAAATTCCTCTTCCTTGTGAGAGGATAGGGAGAATGTAATCTGGCTTATTTGTTTTCAATAAGTCAAATATGGAAATATTTGGGCTAGTTCCAATCAGTGCCTGAGATTGTTCTGTAAAGTAGCTATTGACATCTTTACCTTTTGATTGAGAAATTTTTTCAACCAATTCAGCCGTAGAATTAGTACCGGTATATTGGCTAATTAGGCGTTCCTTGAACTGATTCTGATTGAGATTTAAAGCAAGCGATCGTTTATCTGTAATACGCCCACCATAAGCCATCAATCGGTCATAGGCACTTGTTTGGTCTGCTTGGATATTACCAATTGTGTGGGGAGTAAAGACAAGAGTTTGTGGTAAATCTTTTTCAAAGGAGTATTGCTGCTGGAGGTATAGGACACCACGATACAGTTGACTAAGATTATTTTTTAGAGTTTCAACTGTAAGTCCTGATTTTTCCGTAAGTAGCTGACCATTGTTATATGCAAGTAGTTGTTGGAAAGTGTTTTTCGCCTCAGGCGCAAGAGCTTCAATACTTGCATCTTCGTAGAGGTTTTTGTTCGCTTCAATCAGTGCTAATTTTCTTGCTTCTTCTACTTTTTCAGAATCAGAGAGATTTTTGTATTTTTCATCAGCCTTCACTTTTTTGATGAGTGGAACCAAATATTTCATTGTATCAGAGGTATTTAAACTCTCTTTAGGTTTCACAACATCTAGTAAAGCTACTTTATCAGCGCTAGTTTCAAAGTTTGTGAGAATGAGGTTGTTAAGAGTTTGTTTCTCTTCAGCGTTTAGAGATGCTATCGTTTTAGACTGAGGGATGCTTCCTTTTTCGATTGCTTGGATTGCAGTATCATCAGTGGAAACAGCTGTTGTTGGGGCTGTATTTGTATTTGCTGCTGTGCGAAGTGCAGTACTTCCTTCGATTGTACCAGCCGGCTCTTCTGAAAGGCTGGTTTCATTTGTTTCTGATTCAGTGGATAGTTCAGGAGTAGAAATAGTAGATGGCTTACTCGCTGTTTCCACAGTTTCGAGGGAGGCACTTGTTTGTGAACTGTCTTCAGTATCAGAAGAGCTTGAAGGGGCTACCTCATTTTTACTGTCATTAGTGTTGCTGACAAGAGGGGCTACTTCAGGTTGTTCTTCTCTAGTCTTGTTTAATGCAGGATCTTCGTCGGTGTTTCCTGTATCTTGTTCCGCTTTTTCATTCACTAACGTTTCAACTGAATCTGCAGTTTCACTTCCGTCAGCTTCTACCTTGTCAGTTACAAAAGCTACAGTATCCTTTTCATCAGCTGCAACTGTAATACTTGCTTGAGCAAGAAAAGTAAAACCGATGCAAATAGAGACAACACCGATTGATAATTTTTTTATTGTAAATCGCTGTTTCCGTTCCATATTATTTCCCCTTTTCTAGTTTATGTTACATTACTTAAAGTGTAGCAAAAATATAGCACTTTCGCAAATAGAACACCTTGAGGAAACTGCCTTCTAGCGGTTGCTACTTCATTTTTATTTGTTGTGAAAGAATGGTATAATAAATGAAATAACATATTTGCAATAAGGGCTATATACTTAGTGATTTTGGAGATAATTAGAGGTAATAATGCTAGTAATTGAACAGATTGAAAAATTAAAAAAAGAGAAGTTAGGTTCCTTGACCGTTCTATGCGGTGAGGATGTTGGACAATATCAGATTGCAAAGGATCTATTGTTGCGACAGATTGATTTCGATCCTGCAGACCTTAGTTTTGCCTATTTTGACATGTCAGAAGCTGATTATAGTCAGGTGGATTTGGATTTGGTTTCTCTCCCATTTTTTTCAGACGAAAAAGTTGTCATACTGGATTATTTTTCTGATTTGACCACAGACAAGAAGCGGCATTTGACGGACGATGAGCTTAAACAGTTTGAGGCTTATTTGGAAAATCCTGTCGAAACAACACGTTTGATTATCCTAGCTCCAGGAAAGTTAGATAGCAAACGACGCCTGGTTAAACTCCTCAAACGAGATGGACTAGTATTAGAAGCAAATCCTCTGAAGGAGATGGATTTGAAAAATCATTTCCAAAAGGAGATAATGCGTCTTGGATTGCAGATGGATAAGGAGGTTTTTCAATATCTCCTTGTTAAGTCTAATTTTGAGTTTGCTGAAATTAGTAAAAATCTAGCTTTCTTGCAGTCTTATAAGGGACAAGAGTTGATTACCATGGCAGATATTGATGCTGCTATTCCAAAGACCTTACAAGATAATATTTTTGACCTGACACAAATGGTACTCCAGTCCAAAATGGATGAGGCACGTCAACTGGTGCGCGATTTACGATTACAGGGTGAAGATGAAATCAAACTAATCGCTATTATGTTGACCCAATTTCGAACCTATCTACAAGTGCAAATACTAGTAGAGCAAGGCCGAGGGGAACAGCAGATAGTAGCTGAGTTATCAACTATTATGGGGCGTAAGGTGAATCCATACCAAGTAAAGTATGCTTTGCGTGATTCACGCCATCTGTCCATTGGATTTTTGAAAAAAGTTGTTCGATTATTGATAGAAACAGATTATCAAATCAAGACAGGACGGTTTGATAAGGATTACTTGTTTGAACTTACATTGTTAAAAATTGCAACGAGTTAAGTGTCTGATTAGTAGTTTCAGACAAATAAATTGAAAAGGCTCTCACATTGGAGTAGAATAGAACTATCACTTAGTATAGGAGAAAACGAAAATGGCAATTATTTTACCAGACCTTCCATACGCATACGATGCCTTGGAACCACATATTGATGCAGAAACAATGACCCTGCACCATGACAAGCACCATGCAACTTATGTTGCAAATGCTAATGCAGCCCTTGAAAAACATCCTGAAATTGGCGAAGACTTGGTAGCTCTTTTGTCAGATGTGGAGCAAATTCCAGCTGATATCCGTCAAGCCCTTATCAACAACGGTGGCGGTCACCTTAATCATGCACTTTTCTGGGAATTACTTTCACCAGAGAAAACAGAAATTTCAGCAGAATTGGCAGCCGATATTGATGCGACCTTTGGTTCATTTGATGCCTTCAAAGATGCCTTCACAACTGCAGCAACAACTCGCTTCGGTTCAGGTTGGGCTTTCTTGGTTGTTAATAAAGAAGGTAAGTTGGAAGTTATCTCAACAGCTAACCAAGACACACCTATCATGCAAGGGTTGAAACCAATCTTGGCATTGGATGTTTGGGAGCATGCTTACTACCTTAACTACCGTAACGTCCGTCCAAACTACATCAAAGCCTTCTTTGAAGTGATTAACTGGGACAAGGTTAACGAACTTTATAAAGCAGCTAAATAAGAACAGTGAGGCTGGGAAAAAAGCCCAGCACCGCTTCTCAACGTTAGTGTCAACATCTTAGCGCAGTGGTTGATTGGCAGATTTGTTCGTGTTTTACACTCCAAATCTGACCTAATCAACTGTGCGGGGGTGGGAAGACGAACTCTTCTATGAATGGTCGAGTTCTTTCCCACTCCCTTTTTAGTTGTGAGGAGTATTTTGGAGAGAACTGTGTATGGGAAGAGGGCTGATTTTTCGTATTATGGATAAAAATAACAAGATATTTTCAGAAAAATGATGAAAAAGTAAGAATAAACGAATATTTTTATAATTTTTTGTTATAAATGACTGATTTGATATTGAAAAGCCGTAAAAAAAGGATTATTATAGATATGTCAATATGAAAAAAATAGAAGGAGCATTGTTTTGCTTATGAAAAAGAATATTCGGTTGAAAAGCAGTGTACTAGCTCTTGTAGCTGGTTTTAGTGTCATTACAACACAGGCTGTTTTAGCAGATGAATTAGCTGTTCAAATTATGGGAGTTAATGATTTCCATGGTGCGCTTGATACGACAGGGACAGCGCGATTGGAAGGGGAAACAGTTCGGAATGCAGGAACTGCCGCTTTGCTTGATGCTTACATGGATGATTCGCAAGCAGAATTTGAAGAAACAGCAGCAGAAACAGAAACACCTGCAGAGTCTATCCGTGTTCAAGCCGGAGATATGGTTGGTGCAAGTCCATCGAATTCTGGACTTTTACAAGATGAACCAACTGTAAAAGTCTTTAACAAAATGGATGTTGAATACGGTACTTTGGGGAACCATGAATTTGATGAGGGACTTGATGAGTATAACCGTATCATGACTGGTGAGGCTCCAAAAGAAGGCCAGTTTAATGAGATTGTAGATAATTATACTCATGAAGCTGCCAAACAGGAGATTGTTATCGCTAACGTTATTGACAAAGAGACGGGTGAAATTCCGTATGGCTGGAAACCGTATGCTATTAAGACTATTCCTGTAAATGATAAAGAAGCAAATATTGGCTTCATTGGTGTAGTTACGACAGAAATTCCTAATCTTGTTTTGAAGAAAAACTATGAGCAGTACACTTTTTTGAATGAGGCAGAGACGATTGCGAAATATGCGCGTGAGTTAGCTGAAAAGGGTGTAAATGCGATAGTTGTACTGGCTCACGTCCCAGCTACAAGCAAGGATGGTGTGGCTGATGGTGAAGCTGCGGATATGATTGCTAAGCTAAATGAAATCTATCCTGAACACTCAGTTGACCTTGTGTTTGCCGGTCACAACCATGTCTATACAAACGGTACAACAGGCAAAACCTTGATTGTACAAGCTACCTCACAAGGTAAGGCTTATGCAGATGTTAGAGCTGTTTATGATACAGATATTGCCGACTTTAAAGATGTTCCGACTGCGAAAATTATTGCAGTGGCACCAGGGCAGAAAACACCAAGTCCAGAAATTCAGGCGATTGTAGACGAAGCAAATACCATCGTTAAAAAAGTAACAGAGCAAAAAATTGGTACGGCTAGTCAAGCGACAGATATTTCTCGCGAGGTAAATGAATTTAAAGAAAGTGCTGTGGGCAATTTAGTAACATCGGCTCAATTAGCTATTGCTAAGAAATCAGGTTATGATGTTGACTTTGCAATGACCAACAATGGCGGGATTCGGGCAGATTTGAAGGTCCAAGAGGATGGAACAGTTACTTGGGGAGCAGCACAAGCTGTTCAACCATTTGGGAATATCCTACAAGTCGTTCAAATGACAGGTGAGCAGATTTATACAGCCTTAAATCAACAATACGATGAAGGCGAAAAATATTTCCTTCAAATGTCTGGAATTAAATATATCTACACGAAAGCAGATAATCCAACGGAAGAAAATCCATACAAGGTTGTTAAAGCCTTCAAAGAAGATGGAACAGAGATTGTTCCGACAGAAACCTATACACTTGTCATCAATGACTTCCTATTTGGCGGTGGGGATGGCTTCTCGATTTTCAAAGAAGCTAAACTGATTGGCGCTATCAATCCAGATACAGAAGTATTTGTTGAGTATTTGACTGATCTAGAAAAAGCAGGTCAAACCATTAGTGCAACTATTACAGGTAGAAAAGCATTTATAGAGGAGTACGTAGAAGAACCAAAAGCAGAAGAAAAAGGAGATACTGCTGGGACAACTACCGATACGAAAACACCTGAAAAAGCAAACGACGGTGGCGATAGTGTAGCAAATCAGAAAGCAAACGAGCAACCGGCACCATCTGGAAGTATGGCTCCTATTTCAAATAAGAAAACTGAAAAAGCATCAGGAAATCAAACACTTCCAAATACCGGTCAAGAAGCCCTAGGCTCCCTTCTTATTAGCTTGGGTGGCTTAGTTTCACTCGGAATGGCTGTCTCAATGAGACGTAAGGAAGGGGAATAGGAATCAAGCATAAAAACGACAAACTTTCGAAGTACATTCTAGAATTACTTCTTTTAGAGACTATTATGAGAGAAATACATAAAAACAATTGTGTTTCATCTTAGAGTAGGTTCTGCTTTTTGTAAAAATTTGAAAAAACTTATATAACCTTGCTCTTGCAATCTGCTCTCTTCTGGTGTACAATAGAGAAGCAGACTTCCCTTAGTTAAATGGATATAACAAATTCCTCCTAAGAATTAGTTGCAGGTTCGATTCCTGCAGGGGAGATGAAAATACAACAAAAACCCTTGATACACAAGGGTTTTTAACTTTATTGCCCCAAATCCGCCCCAAATTTTTCCATTAAATTTCTGACTTTGTCGAATGATTCTTCTTGTTTTGCCTTGAATAAGTGCGAATAAGTTTTTAAAGTTTCAGTTGCATCCTTGTGCCCTACTAACTTGGCAATGGTCACAACGTCCACGTCATGATAGATCAGCCAGCTAACGTAGGTATGACGTAAGCCGTGTACATTAAATGTTTGACGTGTCTTTTTCTTTAAAATTTTATTTTCGCCAGTCCCTGTCAATTTGGTAAACAATCTTTTATCTGGATTGTCTATATATCCAACTTTCATGTACTCGTCGTATGCTTTCAGCCACTCACTATCAAATGGCACATCTCGTTCTGATTGCGGATTCTTAGTAGGTCCCCAACCTTTCTTCTTTCCGTAAACCTTGTAAGTCCTGCGGATTCGTAAACACATATTTTCGCGGTCAACGATAGGCTCTGTAATGCCTGCTGCTTCCGAGAAACGAAGTCCGGTTTTTCCGATAGTGTACAGGAAGAAGTGGGACTGGTACTTAATTGTCTTTCGATAATCTGTGATTACTTGTTCGTATTCATCAAGTTCCAAGTACTTATCCTCCTCTTTCTTGGATTCGACATCGGAGAAAATCTTGACAATTTCGGTAAAATCTTTTTTTAAAATCCCTTGGTGGATAGCAACTTTAATTGCTGCCCTTATATGCGAATTGAACCTTTTGACACTATCTTTTACATAACATTTTGCCAATTCGTTTATAATGTTTTGATATGAAGTGGCGTTTATTTTTGAAAGTTTCGTTTCATGGAAATATCTAGTAATTAGCTTAAGGGTGTATTCATACTTGCCAAACGTTTCTGGTCCGACGTGTGGTTTCTTATGGACCTCCATCCATTTTTCAAAGTACTCAGCAAGGGTAACGTTCTTATCTTCCACAATGCCACTAGACAGCTCAATTTCAGCTTGGGATGCTGCTTGAACAGCTTCAGACTTAGTCCTAAACCCAGACTTTGATTTCTGCTTATATGATCCGTCTGGGGCTTTGTAAGAGATACGGTATTCCCATCCGTTATTTCTTTTTCTAAAGTATGCCATTGATTTACCCTTTCTTTTTTGATAAAATGGGTATAGTAAAGAGACCTACTGCGAAGCAGGTTTTTACTATACGGAATTACCCTACACTCAAGCTTTGGTCGGCGGAGAGTGTGGGGATTTTTTTGTTATTCGATATCTAATTGCAAGACTTCTTTGATTTTTGCTTTTAACTTGTCCAAATCTGTCTGGTCGAGTTGGTAGGCTGGTTTGTAGATTTTCTGGAATAGTGCCTTTCCTGATTTGTCAGTGAGGGGAACTCCAGAGGAGTCTACTTGCTTTTTGGTCTTGTAGATGATTTTGCGTTTGTCAATTTCTTGTATTTTTCGGACATAGGCGTAGGCTTTGGGTTTTGATGGTGTGTCTTGGTACTTAGTATTATCCAGCGTGATACCACCACGGTATTTTTTACCTGCTTTTTTGCCTGTTAATGGTACAACCAAGAGTGTGCCGTCTGTTTTATCTGGCGATGTCAGAATGATAGCGTAGTGCTTGCCGTAAAATTCATTTCCGCCTTTTTGTGTGAAATTGACAAGGTAGACTTCTCCTTGTTGGAATGCCATGGTAACTCCTTGATAAAAAAATAAGGTGCACTTAGAAAAGTACACCAGACTGTTTGTCCTTGACGAACAAGGCTTTATAAATAAATATCGTATCCTTGACGAACAAGGCTTTTGACTAACCTCATTATACCAAAATGAGTGAAATAGTCAAGGATATTTATTTCTGGTGTTGAATTTACCTCTCCCTATACACCTCCACAACCTCGCCGATGGTAAGGAGAGTGTGGGGATTTTTTATTTGTTCAAAATTAAAGGAATGAGTATTCCTAAAATAGCAACTGCTGTTCCTATAGACCATAAAATAAGCTCTCGCTTATCTTTACGAGCTTGTTCTAGAGATTCTATTTTTTCATTGGCTAACTCAACTTTAAGATTAGCAAATAAATTCTCTAACTTATTTTCAAAATTATCAAATTTTAAATCTACTTGTTTGGTCAATGCATCAAATTTTAAATCCGATTTTTCCGAGCTATGCTGAATATCAGTGCTGATTTTATCGAACTTCAAATCAATTTCAGATTTTGTGTATGTTTCTTGCGGCATAATAGAATCCTCCTGTTGTTTTCTTGATTCTATTATATCATGTGTAGTCTGTACTGGTACAGATAAGTTGTTCGGATTGGTTATTTTCATTGGGATTACTTTTTCGAGTGTCATTATTTCGCTTTCTCCTCGAACGTGATGTATGTACTATAGGTATCCAAGATTCTTTCCATATTGTCTAAAGCTCGTAATTCAAGAACTATCATTAACTCTCCTTCCTGATCGATTGGAAAGATTGTTGAGAAGGTTCCGAATGCAAGCCCATAGCCGTCTTGGTATTTTATCATGTCGCCGGACTGGACGTTGAGAGTGACATTGTTCAGCAGGTGCAATTCTTCAGGTTTGTTGCCAGCAATGTAATATAGTACAATCACGTAGTCTTTATTGGGTACGAGGTTAAAAAAGAATACTTTAAAAGTTACCCCAAAATCTACTGGAAATTTTGATATATCGTAAGCGACACCAAGCGGTGTATTAGCATCATCGCTATGATACAGTTTCACATCTTGAATTTTTTCAATAAAATTCTTTCTTCATGACATTTTTATTCCTTGCGTTATTGTCAAATCAAATTATTATATTCCTCAATCACCATGGTCTCGTTGACTGTGGTTTTTAAGTCGTATTTTTCCATAAAGCGAACGTAATTAAATTCTTTGACATCGTCCATCAAGGCCAATTCTTCTTTGACCAGGTAATGGATCATATTCCTATCTGCTTGTAATTCATACTGTTCACGTCTACGGTCATATTGTGACGGATCATGACTTTGATGTCCAATTTCATGGTAGATGGTTTTCTTTTTTTCGATTTCATCAAGATATGTATCGACTGCAATCAAGTTGTGCTTTTTGTTATAGATACCCTTATTATCTGTATCCCTACCGTCAAAATAGACCAAATCAATACCACGTTCAGCGCATACTGATTCTGGTGTCATCATAGGCAAAACTCCTTATTTTCTATTTTTAATGCGAGTTTCTAGGATAGATGCAATTAAATCCAAATCTTCTTCATTGAGTTCGTGTCCATCATAAAAGAAACTTTCTGCTGCATCTTTTTTTAGATCTATTTCTGACAGACTTTCATCGGATGCAATCCGAGGATTATCTGTCCTACCTAATAGGTAATCAGTGGATACGTTGAAGTAATTAGCTATTTCAGCCAATCGTTCGGCGTTGGGAGCTTTTGTTTTTAAAGTATAGAAATAATTTGTACTATATCCTAGATTTTCTTCTAACTTCGCTAATGAAATCCCCCTCTTTTTAGCAAGTTCTTTTATTTTTTCTAGTGTTGAAAACATTGTTAAATCAACCTTTCTAAGAGATTGACAAAAAATATTCCAAAAATCTAGAAAAAAGTATTGACTTATTCTAGAAAAAAGTATAGAATAGTTTTTGTAAGATGATTGAGTTAGAAAAAAACGAAGTCAAAAACATTCTAAAAAATTAAATAACACGGTCGCTAAACTGTATTTATAAATGATTAGAAATGTTCTAAACGTTGTTTTTATTATGCCTTGATTATAGACTTTATTCTAGAGTTTGTCAAGAAATTATATAAAATTTTCTAACTCTTTCGCTTACAAGCCCTTTGACAACTGAATAGAAACGTGGTAAGATATAGGGGAAAATAAGTGTTTCGATAAACCATCGGACAAAGAAAGCCCCCTGCTAACTTCCACATAAGCAGGGGGCTTTTTGACACTATCAATCTTCGTCTAGCCATTTTTCAATGACAAGTAGAAGGATACCGACCACTAACGGGCCGATGATAGATGAAATAAGTGTTTCTACCATTGGACTTCTCACCTCCCTTCGAGGCGGTATCGTCAGTGCCAATTTATATTATATCACGTTTCTATCAGTTCGATAGGGGCGTTTTTTTGTCTTATAGGAAAAATAAAAAACGTACTCTATCTGCTTCATAGAGTACGCTACGGAAATTGATCTGCTCAGGCCAGAAGCAGTGGCACACGATACTTGACGAGTATCCGCACCTCGCACTGCTATCGGTTAGAAATATTTTTTCTTTTAAGTCATTTCTGTTTGAGTCTGATATCGTCGACTATACCGGTAGAAGGTGACTGGCTTCTACAAATGAAAACATATTCCTACTGAGACACAGTATACCTCAAAAACTCTGACAAAGAATATCACTCCTTTCGAGTTTATGATTAATTACATTATATAAAATGTAAGAAAATTTGTAAAGGGTTTCACTGTGAAAATACTTGAGCGGACACGATTTCCTTTGATTTTTATTATTCATTATAACTTACAAGAAAGGAGAAATTATATGCCAAATGTGGACGGCGGTCGTCAAAAAGTATTGGAATACTTAAAAGACAACAATCTCACAATTACAACGTTAGCGGTGCAATACAGCATGGCTCGTCAGGATGTCACTAATATCTTGAATGGTAAACTAAAAAATCCACAAGCAAATCGTTTTATTGCTCGTGTGATTGAAGATTTTAAGATTCGGTAGGTTCATAAAACTACCCAACTAACAAACTAGAAAGGAGAAGGGGATGAGACCAAAACGTTATCCGTATCAAGGAAAAAAAGCTTCGACCACAGAAATAGTCAAAGCTTGGAAAAAAGATTGTTTAGAAATTTTACAAAAGCAGATAACTTCTATTGAAGAGAAGTTAGCGCTACTTTATAACGAGTGAACCGCCATGCTCAATGACAGTATATCCACTCTTCTCTAATTCTTGAATTATTTCTTCAACAGGCATCGCATAGAGTTTTGGATTTATAGATGTTATCGGACTTGATAATCGTTCGTCAAAAGCAAATTTTAATTGATTATCCAAATCTGCCCAAGTCTTAAGCTTTTTTTGATTATTTGGTTTTGGGCTTAACTTGCTCATACTTCTTCTCCTTTCCTTAATATTTGACGCACAGGAGAAAATCACTTGATTTGGTAGTTAAAGTTGGATTTGTTTACCTGATTGTCATAAGTCGATAGTAACAAAAATATATAGAAAGGTCTATATATAGGAAAAATATCAGTCTAAAGACGGATTTAGCTCTATATATAGTGGTTTTGAAGATGTGGGAGAAAATCGAAGAACTTGCTAATATCCGAGGAATGACTATCTACGCTTTAGCAAAGAAAGCAGGTATCAATTATACGATGTTGGCAGAACTAAAATCTGGGAAGAAGAAGGATATGATGTTTAGTAATGTTGTTAAAATTGCCAAGGCTCTTGATGTGAGTCTGGATGAATTAGCAAAAAGCTAATAAAAATAGCCCCATGACGAAGTCAGGAGCTTACTAAAAAAATCACTTAAATTATAACACACGAAAGCGAGGTTTGACAAGATGGATGACATTGCTGAAAGCCTCATATCACGATTTATCAGTCAGCTAAAAGTCAGACTGGTAGAGGTTTTCGAGGTATTTAACCTAGAGCTTGCAATGCCTTTGCTACTCAACAGCAAGCAGTGCAAGAAGTTGCTAGGTATTGCAAATGAAACGGAATTCCAGAGGGTGTCACACTTGAAGGATTTTCCAAGGATTGAAAAGAAGGGATCACACCCACGATTTCCACGGGATGCCGTGGTTGAGTGGATGAAAGAAAATTGGAGGTTATTATGACAGAAGCGATATTTACATTAGGAATTTTCGCTCTGCCGATTTTGACGGCAGCAGTAGTAGAACAGCGGAAGGCGGAAAAGCAACGCAAGAAACGTGAAGCTAAATTGCTTAGGGAACAACTGACAGCCCTGGCTTGTGAACGTGCAGTTGAAGCTGATCGCTTAGCCTGGAAGAACTGTGTTAAACAGTCTCTTGCAAACTGGAAACCAATCAAGTTTGCAGATGATGCGCCAGCTCGAACGGCTAGAAAGTGGGGCAGACATGCACATTAGTAATGGGATTGGACGGGAAAATCAAATTGATCAGATTGTCTATTTCACAGGTAAAACACGACAGTTTTATCAAGCTATGTCACCGTACGAACTTGCTGTGGAATTGAAAATCGTGAAGATCCAGGCAGGGCTAGTATGACAATTTACGACAGAGAATACGTGTGTGACGATTGTCTTGAACAATGGGAATCGCGCTCAGAAGAACCAATGATATTTTGTCCATTCTGTATATCAGATGAAGAGCCGAGAGTTATCGGAAAGTGGAGGGCTTATGACTAGTATTGAAAGGATTAGGGAATACTATCGCGAACATCCGAACGCATCTTCTAAGGAAGTGTCAGAGGTATTGAAGATTAAAGAGAATACTGTCAAGGCTTCGATTTCTAAAGATGTGAAAAATCGTCGGGCAGTTCGTTTAGATAATGGTGGTATTGACTATACAGATTTTTTTGAGAAAGATGAATGGTTAAAAGCATTCCGTGAGTATCAGAAAGAGATTCTGGAAGAGCAGATTGAAGTCCTGCGAGAAGCAAATCGTAGAGAGATTGATAGCAACCAGATCCGCTTGAACGCTCGTGAGATACGGATGTTGCTGAATGATTTGGCTAGATTATGACAAGACAAGATTTAATTGAACTAATGGAAAGTGATGCAGCAATCGGCATCAAGGATTTTATGGCTATGCATGATCACTATGTTGCCTGCTTGATTACCCACAAGCAAGGTTACGACCATGACCAGTTGGAGTATATCGCTGCATACGTTAAATTTTTGGAAAATCATTTTATGGAGGACTTGTAATATGGCGTTTTTGTACGAATTAGAAGGGATTTATGCCCAGCTTCAAGCTATGGAATTGGACGATGAAACGTTTAATGACACGCTTGAAAGTATTGACTTTGAAGAAAATTTTGCGCAATCTTGCGAATGGTTTATCAAGATGCAACGTAATGCCGAAGCCGATGCAGAACGGTTTAAGGCTGAAAAAGACGCGTTCGCCAAAAAACAAAAAGAAGCTGAAGCAAGGGCGGAACGTTTTAAGGAACGTGTAAAAGAAGCGATGATGTTAACTAATCAACAGAAGGTTGATACTGGATTATTTAAATTATCACTCCGAAAAACGGAAAGTGTCACTATTTTTGACCCATCGAAATTAGCAGATGAATTTTTGAAAGTGAAAGTTGAACCGAATAAAACGGAAATCAAGAAAGCCATCAAGAATGGTCAAGTTGTTTTCGGAGCTGAACTGACAGAAGGGCGCAGTGTGGTAGTGAAATGAAAATTACAAAAGCGACAGATATAACGTTAAATGATTCCTGTTATCTCATCTATGGGAACCCAGGGTTTGGGAAGACTTCGGCATTGAAATACATCCCAGGTAAGACCTTGGTGATTGATATTGACAAGTCATCCAAGGTTCTAAACGGGTGCGAGAATATTTCTATTGCGGAAGTAGACTCGCATAAAATCTGGGACGAATGGTTGAATGTTGTCAAAGAATTACTAAAAGGAGCGGCTGAACCATTCGACACCATCGTCGTCGACAATGTATCAGAACTCTTTCGGGCTTGCTTGGCGAATTTAGGTCGCGAGGGCAAGAACCACAGGGTGCCTTCTCAAGCGGACTACCAACGGGTAGATTTCACTATTTTGGATAGTTTGCGGGCCTTATTGCAGCTGAAAAAACGTATTGTGTTCACAGCTTGGGAGACTTCGGATCAGTGGACGGATGAAAATGGCATGATTTACAACAGGGCCATGCCTGATATTCGTTCTAAGATTTTGAATAACTTCTTAGGCTTGACCGATGTGGTGGCTAGATTGGTCAAAAAGACCACTGAAGACGGCGAGGAAGTGAGAGGTTTTATTTTACAACCGTCGGCAAGTGTCTACGCAAAAAATCGTCTGGATGACCGTAAGGGGTGCAAAGTAGATGAGCTTTTCACTACGGAACTACCAAGTTGAACTGATTTTGGATATCAAGAAATCCATGCTTGCAGGCCACCGTAAAATCATGGTGCAGTCACCCCCACGGTCCGGAAAAACAGTTTGTATGGCTCACATCGCCAAGAATGCGACAGATAAGCAAAAGACGGTACTGTTTTTCAGTCATCGCAAGGAAATCAACGAACAAGTTTTTGAGACATTCAGCCGCGCTGGTGTCGACATGGGATTGGTCTATATCGGTACAGTTGGTAGTATTGTCAGGAAGTTAGGAAAATTACCTTTGCCGACACTCATCTTGGTGGATGAAGCGCATCATATCAAGGCTAGTCAATACCAACAGATTTTAAAATATTATCACCAGGCGGTACAGTTGTTTTTTACAGGAACTCCGATACGCTTGGATGGTTCTGGTTTTGACGATATGGCGGATGATTTGGTTGTCGGTAAATCTATCCTGTGGTTGCAGGAACATGGCAATATTTCAGAGTTTGACTATTATTCTATCAATCTGCTTGATCAGGCAAAGCTAAGGAAACGGCAGGGCGAGTACACGAACCAGTCGATTGATGATAGTTTTGATTTCAAGCAACAGCACGGCGATTACTTGAGCCATTACGAACGTTTGGCAAAGGGAAAACAAGCTATCGTATATTGCCATAGCGTAGAATACGCTGAGAGGGTTTCTAAGCGATTTTTTGAAGCAGGGTACCAATCAGCCGTAGTGTCTGGAAAAACTCCGAAAGTCGAACGAGAGCGGGCAATGCGTGCCTTTCGTGACGGAGAAGTGACTATCATGGTGAACGTCAATTTATTTACTGAAGGGATTGACTTGCCAGGTGTTGACGTCTGCATCATGCTACGACCGACGGCATCGTTAAGTTTGTATTTGCAGTTTGCAATGCGCGCCTTGAATCCCAGAGATGGCAAACGTGCCATACTGATAGATCATGTCGGAAATCACATTCGGCACGGTCTGCCAAACGATGACCGCTACTGGACCTTGGAAGGCGTTGATAAAACAAAATCATCCAGTAAAGAGAAGGAAGAGGCGCCTAAGACTTGCGAGAATTGCTTTGCGACATTTTATAGGGATAAGATTGTCGATGGAAAATGTCCTTACTGTGATGAACCATTGAAAATTATCAAGGATATTGAACAGGAGGCAACAAATGAAACGTTAACTTTAATCAACCAGGGGATGGAGTTTGTCTCTATCCGCGGTGAGATGATAGAAGTGACACGGGAAGAGGCTTTGGTCTACAAGCGTGTCAAACGATATGGTAAGAAATACGAGAGATGTGAGTCTCTCGCAGAATTAAAAGCATTTAGAATTATCCACGGTTACGCCCCAGGCTGGCTGTGGCACAAACAAAAAGAATTAAACCTTTGGAGGAATTAAGAATGGGACTTTTTACAGTAAATTATGAAGCAGCAGAACAATTTTCATCTATCGAAGACGGAACTTACGAAGTATTTATTTCACATGTGGAGCAATCTGCAAGTAAAGGTGGCACCGACTTCTTGGATATTCGCTTGAAAATCCGTGAGGACTTCCAGCAGAAGTTCCGCAACAATCTTATCTTTGACAAGATTTGGATCAACAAAGAAACCTTGCAATACCCTGAATTTGCTCTTCAGCGTTATGCTAAGGCGGTAAAATTGCCTGAAAACATTGAAATTCAGACCGTGGAGCAGTTTTTGAACCTTATCAAGGGTAAGAACTTGAAAGTCACGGTTAAGAATGAGCAGTCTGAATACAACGGTAAGACCTATGACAACCTGAATATCAAGAAATACGAGCAATCAGAATTGCCACCAGTTGCTGTCCAAGCTAGTCAGCCTGTTGTGGATGACTTAGATTTGCCATTCTAAGACTATGGCAGGAATGGTAGAATACGCCTTGCACTATGCTCGCCTTGGTTTTTCTGTCATTCCGATTGATAAGAAGAGCAAACGGGCCATAACAGCGTACAAGGATAAGACTTTTTCAGAATTAGAAATCAAGCGTCTGTGGCGTGATAACCCAGATGCCAACATAGCTGTAAAAACAACGGATTTCTTTGTTATTGATATTGATGTTCGAGATGATGTGGATGGCTATTCCAGTTTTGAAGAATGGGAATTGAAACAATATATCCCTGCCACTCTACAGGCGACAACGCCGAGTGGTGGCAGGCATATATTTCTCAAGAAACCTAAAGGTGTTCAAATTAGTCAAGATATTAAGGTTCGTCCAGGAATTGATATCAAAGCCCACCCGAACAATTATGTCTTGGTAGCACCTAGCAACAATCCCAAGGGAAAATATGTCTGGGATCAGTCTGTCGAAGAGATGGCAGAGGCTCCGATGGAGCTGTTGGACATCTTACAAGCAGAGAAGAAACCAAGCAAAATCAATTTTATAACTAAATACAACCCAGAATACAGCAGTAAAACAGCTAAGCTATTTGAACAAATTGTTTTCGGTTTGGGTGATGAAGGTGGAAGAAACAATAATCTAGCTAGTTTGATTGGCGGGTTATTGATCCGTGGTGTTGATGAGGAGGCAGCTTATATGTTAGCAAAAATAGCTAATCATTACACGCCAAGTCCTCTATCTCAGCAGGAGGTAGATAGGACATTTGAAAGTATGTTAAGAAAGGAGCTTGATAGGCGAAGTGGTATTGGATATAGCGAAGATTAAAGCAGAGTACGAAAACGTCGTTCCACATCCAGCTGTCTACGAAAAACCGACCGACTGGCGTGAGATTCGTCTGGCCTGTCGTGATTACAGAAACGACTGGCTGGAAAAGGCTAAGTGGAAAGAAACGCAGTATGGAACCATGGAAGAAATAAAAGAGCCACCGAAACGCTTGACAGAGTTAGCTGTTGCGGAAGGTTTGGAACAAATCCTATATGTCATCAACCTACCGAACGACAGGGTGGCGGTTTATGATCCTGACGCTGGTTATTATCATAAAGACCCATCTTTTGCTTACAAGGTTATCAGATTGTTAGAACCTACTTTTACCGAGACACGGTCCAAGAACGTACTATTCATGTTAGCAGCAACCAAACGGAAATATCTATATGATGGATTCTCATGCGATTTTTCTATCGGGGATTACCAGGATCCGAAACGTTTCATTCTGGTGAAAAACGGTATTTTTGACAAACAGTTGAAGAAGATGTCGGGTTTTACCCATCGGTTCGTGGCATTTTCAACCATTGAGACAGAGTATGATCCGTTTGCGGCATCACCAAACATTGACGGTTGGGATGTAGATAGTTGGTTACTGGATTTGATGAGCGGTGACGAAGACTTGGTTCATCTCTTATGGCAGGTTATTTCAGCCAGCCTAAATGGGAACTACTCGTACAGGAAGTCTATCTGGTTTGTCGGTGAAGGAAATGACGGTAAGGGTACGGTCCAACAATTGATTACAAATATTGTCGGTATCCGTAATGTAGCAACCTTGAAACTGAATCAGTTTTCGGAACGTTTCGCCTTGTCAATGATTGAAGGTAAAACTGTTATCATCGGGGACGATGTGCAGGCTGGTGTTTACATTGATGAATCGTCGAATTTTAACAGCGTCGTGACTGGTGAGCCAGTATTAGTCGAGGAGAAGAATAAGCAACCTTACTCGACCGTGTTCAAAAAAACCGTCATTCAATCAACCAACGAATTGCCGAGGTTTAAGAATAAAACCAACGGAACCTATCGGCGTTTTCTTATCATCCCCTTTCGGAAGACATTTTCAGCCAAGGAAGATAATTGGCAGATTAAGGATGAGTACATCAATAGGGATGATGTGAAACAGTATGTGTTGAAAAAAGCCCTTGAGTTAAACTTCACACGATTCAGCGAGCCACAGGCAACGCTGGATGTCTTGGAAGAATTTAAATCTAGCAACGATACAGTTAAAGCGTTTATTGACGAATGGTTCGGAACATTTCAATCCGAACGCCTGCCGGTCCGTTTCTTGTGGTGGTTGTATCAGGAGTGGTGCAAAGAAGAAGGGATTACAAAAGTGGCTAAAGGAAAGTTTGAACGTCAGCTCATAAAATTACTCCCTGCAGAATGGGAGAAGAAAAGAGCAAAACCGACAAGGAGATTCAAACCATCGCTGGATGTTCCTCGCAGATATACAGGTTTTTATTGGGATAACGATAACGACCCTAACACGACTGCAGTTTGTCTTGATAAAAAGTTACTGGTTACTGATTAGGTTACCGAACTTTTATAGATAGGTAACCTAGTCAAACCCTTGATATTACTGAGTTTTTGATAAAAAAGTTACTGGTTACCTATCTTCTCTTATTATTTATTAAATTATAAATATATAAAATATATATAAATAGAAAATAGGGGGTAACGGGTAACTTTTAGGGGTGGAACAAGGGCTAAACCCTTGATATGACTGGTTTTTTGGAGGTTATCTATCTTTTTTCGAGATGTGTAACCTTTAGTAGGAAATATATGGAAAAAGAACATAAAATACAAAATGATATTCGAGTTGGTTTGACGGAGGCTGGTTGTCTGGTCTTCCGTGCCAACGTTGGCAAAGTCCGTACGTCTGATGGACGATACTTTGACACAGGTCTGCCAAAAGGTTTTAGTGACTTATTTGGATTTAGACAAGACGGACAAATATTTTTCATCGAAGTAAAAAACGAAAAGGGTCGTGTACGACCAGAGCAAGAGAAATTTATCGATCGAATGCAAAAGTTCGGCGCCTTAGCCGGTGTGGCTAGGAGCGTTGAGGATGCGATGGATATCGTAGGAGGAAAAGCAAATGGAACAATTTAACAACGTAACCAAACCAAAACATTACCAAGGTAAGTATGGTATGGAAGCCTTGGATGTGGTCAAGAATTTTATCGGCAATCTAGCCGGCGAATGTGCTTATTACTGGGGCAATGTCATCAAGTATCTGTTGCGATTTCAGCAGAAGAACGGTGTCGAGGACTTGAAGAAGGCTAGACAACATTTGGATTGGTTGATTGAGGAGATGGAGGATGTATCTTGAAATTTCTTGACCTATTTGCTGGCATTGGCGGTTTTCGTCTTGGTATGGAACGTGCCGGTCACGAATGTATCGGTTTTTGCGAAATAGACCAATTTGCCAGAAAGAGCTATAAGGCGATACATGATACGGAAGGAGAATTTGATTTTCATGACATTACAAGAGTCACAGATGAGTCTGTTAGAGGAATCGGACGTGTGGACGTTATCTGTGGAGGATTTCCGTGCCAGGCTTTCAGCATTGCTGGAAAGCGAGCAGGATTTGAAGATACTAGAGGGACTTTGTTCTTTGAGATTGCTAGGTTCGCATCTATTCTCAGACCTAAATATCTATTCCTTGAGAACGTCACTGGACTCCTTAACCACGACAACGGAAATACATTTGAGACCATCCTCGGAGCGTTGGATGAATTGGGGTATGATGCGGAATGGCAAGTGTTCAACAGCAAGAATTTTGGAGTCCCCCAAAACAGAGAGCGGGTGTTTATTATCGGACATCTTAGAGGAGCAGGTGGACGAGCGATATTTCCTTTCGGAGGAGATGACACAGCGATTGAACAAGACAAGCAAGGCGTAGTCGTTCAAGTCGGAAATTTGCTTGATACAGATAGTTTTGGAGGCAATCCGCAAGTAGGTCGTATCTATGATCCAAACGGCATCTCTCCTTGTCTCAATACGATGCAAGGTGGCAATAGAGAGCCTAAAATCATCCAACGAGGCCACGGATACAATCAGGGTGGCGAGCATGATATCACCCCGACATTGACCAGCAACAGCTGGCAGGAGAATAATCATGTTAAGGTTTATGATTTTTACAACCGAAAAACCAAAGACGAGGTTGGCACACTCACTGCCAGTGGCCATCAGGGGAATACCAAAGCAGGGACATTCGGCATATTAGATGGTATCCGCATCCGCAAACTGACACCTCGCGAGTGTTGGAGGTTGCAAGGTTTTCCAGATTGGGCGTTTGATAGAGCCCAGGCAGTAAACAGTAATAGTCAACTATACAAGCAAGCTGGTAACTCAGTCACGGTTAATGTGATTGAGGCGATAGCGAGAAAATTGGAGGAAACAGATGAATAACACAATTGAAAACGTAAAGATAACCAAAACTTTCTTGGGCAGAGAAGACCATGGAATTTTAACTTGTTATCTGACTGTTGAGGGATATGGATTTGGAGTATCTATTGGAGGATACTGCCTAGATAAATACGACGAACACAAGAAAAAACGAGTAGCTTTTCACAAGAGCTTTGAGCTGATAGACCGTATCTTGGAGGTTGCCGGTGCAAATAGCTGGGAAGAACTGCAAGGGAAGTATATACGTGTTAAGAGTAACGGTTTTGGAGGTAGAGTAACGAAGATTGGAAATCTTATTAAAGATGATTGGTTGGACTTTGATACCTTTTTCAAGGAGTAAACAGATGAATAAACAGGAAGCGATAGAGATTATTGAGCAATCAAAAATAAAAATAGCTAACAGAGAGAGGGTAATATTTAAAGCAGGCGAAATTATAGGAGGATGTGTCCAGGTCGATTATGTACCACTTGAAGTTGTTGTGAACACGATTGACCAAATCCACGAACCGCAGAAGGTTGTGGTGCCGAAGTTTATCGCTGATAGTATCGAATATTGCAAAAATAAAGAAGGGTATGGATTGCTCCGTGCAATGGATTACTGCGATGAATACAATGATACTGGCGAATGGTTAGAGCACAACCAAGAGACTTTCGCCCTAGCGTGGCTTTTCGGCTATGAGATTGAGCAGGAGAAACTGTACACAGTTGAACTTCCCAACCCTAACAACATCGGAACTGAAGTTCACATACTTATGATGAATGGTTTTAAGCAGGTAGTTATCAAAAAAGAGCTAGGTAATGACTGGAAAAAGAAAAAAGGTTTTCAACTAACTGAAGAAGAAATCAAAAAGGATTTTGAGTGGGCTTGGCAGTTTAGAGAAGAAGTAGATTAAGGAGGCGAACAAATGACAACAGCACAAACTTATTTTTATGTTTTTGACCAAAATAATTCTGGAGGTTACTTTGTAATTGATGAAAATGTAACGTCTGAAATCATTATTGAAGCTACAGAAGAGGCAAAGGCATTAGAGCGATTAGAAGAAATTCTAAGCCAAAAACCTGAATATATGGAATACTGTTCTTGTTGTGGTGAGCGTTGGTATCCAGAATACTCTGATGTTTACACACGTTATTGGGTTAGTGATGAGCAGTATGAAGAATTTGAAGAAGTAAGAGATGGGCATGAGGCTATGTTCTATCCTTTGGATGGAGAGCATAGACTTATACCTTGGTCGAGGTATAGTATGTATGAGTATCTTCCTAAAAAGGAGGTAAATGGATGAATGGACCTATCTTAGATATTTTACTTAATCTAATAGTTCTATCTGGACTGATAGGAATGTTGCTGCTTATATGGATACTTATTATCGGCATGATAGGTTTATTTTTGAAAGAGGTAAAAACGACACCGAAGTCTAAGGAAGAGGTGGAGTGATGGAAAAAGATATTGAGTTACTTACGGAGTTAAAAGGACAATTCGTTGAGACGATGGTGGTAGAAAGCCAAAAACTGATATTCAATGCAAATGCAATAAATAAGTGCGGCGAGTATGTCAGAGCTTTGTCCAATGCTATACAGATGATGAAGGAGGCAGAAAATGATACCGAAGTTTAGGGCGTGGGATAAGATATCTCATGCGTGGAGACATGATATATACATTGGGCTTGATGGTTTAGCTAAGGACCTTTCCCGCACGGGAGAAGAGCCTTTTGAATTACCTTTAGACAATGTCATCCTCATGCAATCCACAGGGCTGTTTGATAAAAACGGTCAGGAGATATTTGAAGGAGATGTGGTTAAAATAATGGATGAGGATGGCGATTCAGAAATAAGTGCAGTCACTTTTAAACATGGTGCATCAGGTATGACAATCACTGGGGTATTTGTACCCTTTGTTACTATGATTGTGGAGGCTACGGTTGACTACACTCTTGAAATCATCAGCAACATCCATGCAAATCCTGAGTTGGTGGAGGGGGTAGAAAATGAATGAAAAACTAGGCGTGCTACTGGTCGATGCGCCAGAGCCGAGACATGCAAAGTATAACTACTTAGAATATAGCGATGGAACTCACAGTATTTTCATGGCAGATGCAAAAGAAACGGTTAGGGCAGAGGCGATGCTTTGCACCCAAGAAGAAGCACAAAAATACCCAAAATTCAGATGGGTAGCGTTGGAGGACCTATGAATAGACGACATAAATTTAAAGTACACGCTCCGAAACCGGAGCCAGAACACGCAGAACATACTCTGAAAGACCTACGCATTAAGCTCGGTATGACGCAGAAAGAGCTTGCTGCTGCAATCGAATATCCACTATCGACCTATGTTTATTGGGAAATCAAAAATACCGCACCAGCCGAAATCATGGGTAAAGTACAGAAGATGTACGACGATGCTAAAGACCGAATCGTGGATGATGGTATAGATATTATCAACAAAATCAGCTACATCAAGCACAGGTATGGTGTGTCATACGATAGGTTAGCCCAGTTGATAGGTGTGAGACATGGTTCGACCGTAAAATTGTGGATGGATGGGGTTAAGCCAAAGTTGAAATACATAGCCGAAATCAATCGACTATATTACGGTCTGGTCAATCAAAGTCAACCAAAGGTCAACAGACGAAGACAGACTTTCTGTCAACTCAATCCACTAGATAGAACTTCGTGGAAAGCAGAAATCACAAATCCAGTAATCGCATGGAAGTAATCTAAGGCCTCCCGACTGTTGCAGGTCGGTTGGTCATTCTGCCAAAAAATAAAATAGATTAAAAACACATTATTGGACCAATGGCAGTACGGTCGCACCGCAAAAATAAAGAAAGGAATCTAGAAATATCAACTGTCCGAAACCCTATTGCGGTATGGGTCAAGGACAAACAAAAAAGCCAGCACGCTTGTACTAACCTTTGTGAGAAAATCTAAAACTATTATATCACAGAAAGGTACAGCAGATGACTTTTTTTCCAGAAGTTAACATTGAGAAAACAAAAGCGAATGCTAAACGAAAACTGAAAGAATACCCTCGCTGGCGTAGAGTAGCGAACGATGTGGATGGACAGAAAGTCACTGCTGTGTACACTTTCGAGCCAAGGCAAGCACACGGCAATCCTAGCAGACCAGTTGAGCGATTGGCAATCAATCGAGTAGATGCAGAAGCGGAACTTGAAGCAATTGAGTACGCTATTAACAACCTACTCAATCCTACGCATAGACGCATACTTTACGAGAAGTATCTATACGCAGGCAAGCGGTATGACTTCGAGATATACAACGACTTGTATTTATCCGAGGCTAGTTTTTACATCGAGCTAAACGACGCACTGCTATCGTTCGCAGAACAATATAGGAGTGGAGTTTTGTTGGTCGAAAATTAGAGTTTTGAACAAGAATTCAAAAGTTTTTATATGGATTATTCGTTTTTGTCGATGTTAGAATGGTAGTATCAATAATTAGGGTAAGGCGGTAAGCCTTGCCTGTCATGGAGAGTTGGCAGAGTTGGCTGAATGCGCCCATTTGCTAGACGGGTGGCCGTCTGCGTGCGGTCCGTGGGTTCGAATCCCACACTCTCCTTTGAGTGTTTGTGTCCCAGAACGGGGTAAGTCGTTGGACGAGAATTCATATATCACTCATTAACTTTGAAATGGTTGCGGATGCGACTAGGCCCTGTATGATTGCACAGCTACTTATATCCTAGGTAAGTTATAAGTTGGGCGGTTTGATTCCGCTAGGGGTCTTTCTCCTATATTTTTCCCACACAACGAAGTGTGGGTTTTTATTTTATTGAGGAACGGAGGTGATAAGATTGCTAAAAATTGAGTATGTGCCAATCAACAACATCTTCCCTTATTATAATAATGCCAGAAATAACGATGGGGAAGCTGTTAAAAAAGTAGCAACTTCAATAAAAGAGTTTGGTTTTCAACAACCTATCTTAGTCGATGAAAACAATGTGATAATAACAGGACATACAAGGCTCAAAGCCGCGCTTTCAATTGGATTAAGCACAATACCTATTGCTTATGCTGACAACCTGACGGATGAACAGGTTCGAGCGTATAGACTGGCTGATAATCGTGTAGCCGAGTATTCAAGTTGGGACAAAGCCGCGCTTGCCTTAGAACTTGAGGCCTTTGAAACAATTGACATGTCAGATTTTGGTTTTGATTTATCGGGTTTTGAGTTAGCTTCAGAAGACGAACTCCCAATAAATGAGTTACGTAAGGATGGGATAATTGACAAAGAACATTACAGTGAATCACATAGAGAAACCACTGTCAACCAATATAATTTGCGTGATTATGACGCAACTCGTGTCGACGGTAAATATAACATTCCATCACTTGAGCCGGTTACCTATGTGCCGAGTAAATTACAAGGTTTTAACTATATCCTTAACAAGCCCGATTATTCTGCTGGGATACACTTTTTTCTAGATGACTATCAATTCGAAAGGATTTGGCAGAGGCCAGAATTTTATATCGAAAAACTTACTGAATTCGATTGTGTCTTAACGCCAGATTTTAGTCTTTACCAAGACATGCCGATAGCTATGCAGATTTGGAATGTGTACAGGTCTCGATTAATTGGACAGATGATGCAAAACTATGGTTGTACAGTTATTCCGACTGTATCTTGGTCACGTCATGAGAGTTTTGTATTTTGCTTTGATGGTTTGCCACGAAATGCAACTCTCGCAGTATCAACAATCGGGGTTAAAAAATCTTCTGAACAGATGGCTGCATGGCGCTCTGGTATGGATAAGATGATCGACGAGTTATCGCCAAAACAGTTGATTGTTTATGGCGGCGAAGTTGAGTACGATTATAAAGACATAGAAGTTTTTTATTTCGATAACGAAACAACAAAAAGAATGAAAGAGAAAGGAACGTAGTTATGGGAGGCAGAGGCGCTAGTATCGGTGGAGGAGTAAAAAGTGCAAGTCAGTGGGCGAAGGCTATAGAAGAATCCAAGAAAAACGGACCAAGTTCTTATCGCCTAAAGATGTACAAAAAATTAAAGGCAGAACGTGATAACGCAACGGGAGCAGCCAAAAAAAGAGCTCAAAAAAATTTCGATAACTTTAACAAAGGAAAAAAATACACGACGAAGCTGTAAAGAGAAGTAATGAGAAAAGAAGGGCTAGACTTGATAAACAGAGAGAGGCGGCTAGAGAAGCGTGGGCCCAAACTACCACCACAACATACGAAAAATTCAAAAAAAGACAGACAAGCAAATTCAATGACTGGTATTTTCAAGGTAGATAGTTCTCGGACGCTAACAATGATATAGATAATTTTTAGAATGAGAGAAGCGAGGCGATGGCAAATGAACAAAACTTGATAGTCCCAAGCTCGGACGAAGCTCGAAAAAATGGAAAAAAAGGAGGCATTGCTTCCGGAAAAGCTAGAAGAAAAAAATCAAATCTAAAAAAAGCTTTTGAGACTATTTTACAGGCAGATGTAACAAGTTCAGTTGCCAAAAAACAACTAGAAGATTTAGGTTTTGAAGCAACAAATGAAATGGCTGTTGCAATGGTTATGATGCAGAAGGCTATGAAAGGCGATGTTAGAGCTTTTGAACAGATTAGCAAACTGGTTACTATAGATACAAAAGACCGATTGGATAAACAAGAACAACGAGAGCGTATAAAAGCTTTGCAACTAGAAAACAAAAAGCGCGAATTATCGTTGGAAACTAACGAAACGCATGAAACTGCACTTGATAGACTGTTCGATAAACTAGAAGAGGAAATAAATGGGAATTGATAGACTATACCACGATAAGCAACTCAGCATCTTAAAACGGGCCTTGCGTGAAGATTGGTACATGATGATAAACCATAGGGCTGTCCGTGCAGGTAAAACTCAACTTGATAACGACCTGTTCCTCATGGAGTTGCGTAGAGCGAAAAGAAATGCTAAGGCTTGCGGTGTTGACAATCCGATGTATATCCTCGGTGCTACCAGTGCAGGTACATTGCGGACTAACATCTTGCAAGAACTATCAGAAAAGTATGGGATAGATTTCAAGTTTGATAAGCATGGAAACTTCACGCTCTTCGGTGTCTATGTGGTTACGACATTTACAGGTTCTGTAGCTGGTTTGAGAGCGATTCGCGGTATGACGGCGTACGGAGCCTATATCAACGAAGCGACGCTTGCCAACAAGGAAGTCTTTGATGAAATCCGCAAGCGTTGTTCAGGTTTTGGCGCTCGTATTATTTGCGACACTAACCCAGACCACCCCAACCACTGGCTAAAAAAAGATTATATCGATAAAGCAGATGACAAGAGCATTATCGCCAACCATTTTACGATATTTGATAACACCTTCTTAAACCAGCGGTATATCGAGAACCTTATCGCAACAACGCCGAGTGGTATGTTTACAGAACGTGGTATCTACGGTCGTTGGGTCAGCGGGGAAGGAGCTGTCTATCGTGATTTCAAGGAAGACATGCTCATACCAAGCAAGGATATTCCAACAGACGACATCACCATCTATTATGCTGGTGTTGACTGGGGATATGAACACCATGGGTCTATCGTTGTTTGTGGACAGACGGCAGATGGTAGAGTCTATCTCTTAGAAGAATACTCGGCGCAGTATCAAGAAATTGATTACTGGGTGGAGATTGCCAAAGACATCAAATTACGGTACGGGAATATCTATTTCTACGCCGACTCCGCCCGTCCTGAACATGTCGCCCGATTTGAACGGGAACATCTAAAATGTGTGAATGCAGATAAATCTGTTCTGAGTGGAATTGAACAAGTGGCTAAGCTGATGAAGCAAGGTCGCTTTTTTGTTTGTTCGGAAAAGGTTGAAAAATTCAAAGATGAAGTCTATCAGTATGTCTGGAATGAGAAAACGGGCGAGCCAGAAAAGAAGAATGATGATGTACTGGATGCACTTCGTTATGCTATTTATTCGCACATGGCTAAACCAAAAGCCAAAGTCAAACGTAAATCGCTATTTGGCTTGTAGAAAGGATCAAAATGGAAGAAACATTAGTCTATAGTCGCTCATTGTACGATGAGCAGAATTTGGATAAAGATATCATTTACAAATTGATATTAAAGCATGACCAGACAAGTAGTAAACTCAAGAAGCTAAAAGATTACTACTTGGGTAAGCACGCAATCGAAAATCACACACGCAGAAGCAACCTGCCAAACTTTAAGACAGTCGCCAATCACGCCAAGGACATTGCGGATACCGCCACAGGTTACTTTATGGGCAATGCTATCCGTTATCCTAAGACCGACGATATGGACATTGAAGACCTGTTAGAAGCATTTGATAGTGCAGATGTTGATTCGACAGACTCAGACAATGCTTTGAACATGGCAATCTATGGCAGGGCTTATGAGTACATCTATGTCAAAGAAGGTGAAAATGAGCTGGTAACACGTAGTTTAGAACCAGAGAACACTTTTATTGTTTACGATGATTCGATTGAGCAGAAACCCTTGTTTGCGGTCTATTACTATCAAACAAAGGACGATGTGACGGAAGAAAGTTATTATCAGGCCCAAGTAGTGACTGAGACTCTGCAATACAGCATGTCTTTGCGAGAGCAGAAGAAGGAGTCGGAAGAAGGTGTCCCACATAATCTTGAGGGGCTGCCAATTATTGAGTATCGAAACAATCGCTATATGGTTGGAGATTATGAGCAACAGATTAGCTTGATAGATGCGTATAATTCTCTGATGGGTAACCGTGTGAATGACAAGGAACAAGCTATCGAGTCCATCTTGGTCTTGTATGGTGCAGCACTTGCAGACACGCCAGAAGAAGCAAGGGAAGCAATGGAGATACTGCGAGAAGAAGGTTTGCTGGAATTGCCGAAGGACGCAAGTGCTGAGTTCTTGAAGAATGTCTTGGATGAGGCTACGGTCGAAGTACTTCGTAAGGCGCTGAAAGAGGATATTTACACTTTTAGTCACGTCCCTAATCTGTCAGATGAGAATTTCGCCGGGAATACATCAGGGGTAGCTATGGAATTTAAGCTTTTGGGGCTTGAAATGATTACCAAGACCAAAGAGCGATACTATATCAAATCTTTACACAAACGCATACAGATTTTTGCGAATTACTACAACTGGTCACAGATTTACGAAAACGCAAAGGCAATCATTCTGCAGTTTAGCCGTGGTTTGCCGAAGAATTTGTTGGAATTGTCTCAAATCATCAGCAATCTCAAAGACAAGGTTAGTCTGCGCCAGCTTATTTCGCTCTTGCCGTTTGTGGAAGACCCAGATGCAGAAATTAAAGCACTCGAGAAAGAAAAAGAGACTGCGCAGGAAGAGCCCACATTTAGCCAGAATTTGCCTTATGAAGAGGGTGTGACAGATGGACAATCAGAAGTATTGGGAGAAGCGGAAAGCCCAGAGGATGGTTCAGGCGATGGACCAGGCAGAGCAAACCGCAAAGCAACTCGACGAAATACACAAGCTGGCAAGTAGGCATATCACTTCAAAGATTGACCAGATTTTTGAGAGTTATCGCAGAGACCACGGACTGACGGATGATGAAGCTAAGAGGGTGCTGGCTAGTGTCAAGGATTTATCCGATATTCGGGAGTTAAAATTAGCTTTACAGAATACAACGGACAGTGAAGAGATACGGCAATTGCTTATCTTACTCGATTCGGCTCCCTACGCTTCCAGAATTGAGCGATACGAGGCTTTACAGAGGGAGATGGATAATTTACCCACCCGACTGTATAAAGCCGAAAATGAGGCATCTAGGACCTTCTATGATGAATTCATTCCAGATGCTTACTACCATTCGATTTTTGATTTGCAACAGCAGTCTGGTGTGGCATTTGCTTTTAACAGGATTGACCCAGAGGAAATCAGAGCTATCCAGCAAACGCCATGGCTTGGGGCGAATTACTCTGAAAGGATTTGGGGGAATACTCAAGCTTTAGCAAATGAATTACAAAAGCAATTAGCAGTCAGTCTGTTAACAGGTCGGTCAGCGCACGAGACTGCAGAAGTCATAAATGCCCAATTCGGAAAAGGTAGTTACAACTCACGCAGGCTGGTGCGGACAGAGGCCAGTCATTTCCACGCTGAAATGGAAGCTCTGGCGTATGAAGAAGCAGAAGTTGAGCGTTACAGACTTGTGGCTGTATTGGACCTGCGAACATCAAGTATTTGCCGAGAGCATGATGGAGAAGTCTACTTGGTCAGCGAAAGAGTGAAAGGGAAGAACTACCCGCCATTACACCCGTGGTGTAGGACGGTCACTATAGCGCTAGATGATGAAGAATGGTTGGTTAAAGTGACCAGAAGCGCCAGAGACCCAGTGACAGGCAAGACCATCCAGGTGCCTGCCAATATGACGTATAAAGACTGGTATGAGAAGTATGTTAAACCAAAATACAAGGCGGATAACTTGGACATTTGGAAGATTGAACGTGCCAATAACCAGTATGAAAAGTACAAGTCAATTCTTGGAGATAAGGCGCCTAAATCGCTTGAAGACTATATTGATTTGAAGTATAATGACAGAGAAGGATTAGAGCAGTTGAAGGACCGAGCTAGATGGATAAAAGCAAAATTCCCGTCTGAGAAGTCTTTTAATGGTCATTTTGAGAAACACAGTCATGAATTTGGGAACATTTCCAAATCAGATTATCTGAAATTAGGACAAGAGCTTTTATCAAATCCTATACAAGATAATATTCTTGGGTATGACACAGATTCTCGTCGTGTTAGGTATGATGTAAAAAATAATATCTACGTTCTAGGAAATAATGGAAAAGCAACAATCACGACAATGATGAAACCAGATGAAGGGAGAGCTTACTATGACAGAGAAGTTGCAAAAGACTTGGGTAGTTGATGGTTATGTATGGCTACATTGCCCTGTTTGCGGTCATGATGTTATGGACTATGATATTTGTGACACCTGTAAATGGCAAAATACTGGACCTGTTAACATTGACGGCGGTCCAAATAAGATGACGTTAGCTGAAGCAAAAATAGCATTTGCAGAAGGCAGACCAATTATTTAAATAAGCACTCAAGTAATCGAGTGCTTTTTTCGTGTTCAAAAACAGGAGAATGTTATGGACTTGTATTTTCGTTTTAGGTTGATTATAGAGAGTGTTGTGTTTATCATTGGATTTCCGTTTGTGTTATACAAACTCTATAAATTATATAAAGATACAAAAAAATAGAAAGGAGATCGCTATGAACAAGCGTATTAAGAAAAAACGTGAACTGATTGAACAAGTTCAGGGAACTAAAGAAGCTGTTGATATTGCATTGAACATCATTAAAAGTCTACTTGATGAAAACGCCAAACAGGCAAATGAAATTTCTGAGCTACGTTCAATCGTCGAACGCAATGCACAGGCTACTAATTCGAGATTTGATTATCTTGAAAAGAAAGTAGCTGACAAGCTGTCCAAGAAATCTTGGTTTAGTCGTTAACAAGGAGGTGGTCACTCATCTTGACAGCAGGAAAGACTGCTTGAAACTACTCTAAATTACTTAAAACTGGTCGAAATTGACCAGTTTTCTTTTTGGTCCAAGCATTGAAGACGGTAAAAGCTATGGAAAATACAGTCGGGGACGACTTTAAAAATAGGAGGTTCGCAATGAACGAAGAAACACAAACAGTCGAAGTGGTCGAAGATGACAAACAGGTAGCAGCTGAACCTGAACAAGTCACAACAGACCCGAAAGACGAAAAGAAGTACACCGATGCCGATGTCGATGCCATCATTGACAAGAAATTCGCTAAATGGAAGGCAGAGCAGGAAAAAGCTGAATCAGAAGCTAAGAAATTAGCCAAGATGAACGCCGAAGACAAGCAGAAGTACCAGCTTGACAAGCGTGAACAAGACCTTGCTGACCGTGAAGCGGAAATCACACGCAGAGAGCTAACCGCTGAAGCTAAGACGATTTTAAGCGAACGTGGCTTACCAATTGAGCTAGTAGACGTGGTTAATCTTGCTGACGCTGATAGTGTACGTGATTCCATCGATGCCATCCAAAAGACTTGGGAAGCAGCAGTCTTGAAAGGCGTTGCTGACAAGACCAAAGGAAGTGCACCGATGAAGAAAGCACCACAAGAACAACCAACCGTTGAAAAGTGGGAACGTGATTTTTTGAAATAAGAAAGGAAAAATAAAATATGCCATTTGAAAATATTAACACCGCAACATCCCGTGAAAAATTCTTAGGAATTATCGAGAAAGTTGTTGCTAAAAAATCTTACTCAGCTCCGCTTTTGCTATCGAATGATGCAGTGGAAATGAACGGGCGTTCATTTACTGTTACAAAATCTGACACAACAGAACTCAAAGACTACAAGCGTAATGCTGACAATGAGTTCGACCATGCACAAACAGAAGAACGCACATACACTCTGGACCAAGAAAAATACTGGGGGCGTTTTGTGGATCGTCTAGATGAGCGTGATTCAAACGGTGAAGTCAATGTCAATTATGTTGTCGCTCGTCAAGCTGCCGAAGTTGTGGCGCCGTACTTAGACCATCTTCGTTTTGACGCTCTTCTTGGTAATGTCAGCGATAATGTCGTACCAGCTAATACTAAAGGTGCTAATAATTCTTACCAAGCTGTCTTGGATGTTTCTGAGAAGTTGGATGAATTGGACGTAGTGGAAAACCGCTTGTTGTTTGTGACACCAGCGTTTTATAAAGCGATTAAGTCAGAAATTGTCAACCTTCCACAAGGAGACACCAATCAAACTGTGCTTTACAAAGGTTATGTCGGTCAGTTGGATACATTCACGGTTTACAAAGTACCATCTAAGTACCTTAAAGGCGTACAAGCTGTTGCGACAATCGGCGGGGTAGTCGTTTCGCCTATCCAAGTAGATGAAACGAAGTATAACAACAACATCCCAGGTCGTTTTGGTGAATTGGTGGAACAATTGCTGTATACTGGAGCATTTGTCTTTGATTTTGACCAGAAGTACATCATTTCTATTGCGACCTCTAAACCAGAAGCGAAGCCAAGCGCACAAGGCAAATTAAACATCCGTGCAGAGCAGTGGGTATCTGGTGCAACTTATGAAGCTGGTGCTTGTGTACAGAACGAAGGTAAATTGTTTGAAGCCACTAAGAAAGTAGATTCATCCTCAACAGCTCCTGGCAGCGATTCAGCCAACTGGAAAGAGATTGTCTAGGAGGCTCTAAATGCGCTTTAAGGTATTAAAAGAGTTTACTGATGACGAACTTGGTTTTGTTCATCGTGTTAACGATATCATCGAACTAACCAAGGAACGTCATGAACAGATGAAGAAAAACGCTAAATTGCAAGATGTGAATTTGGCTGATTACATTGAAGAAATCAAGACCAAAGGAGCAGAAGCTCCTGCAAAATAGGGGGCGGATATGCTAGAAGAATTAAAAACTTTGACAGGCGAGAGTGATGATAAAATCCTCTCGTCTTTGCTTTTGAGGGCTAAAAATATCATTTTGACTGAGACGAATCGAAGTCAGCTTACGCCAGCGCTGGAAGGAATGCAACTGGAAGTAGCACTCGAGTTGTACAACCGCCAAGGAAGCGAGGGCGAAACATCGCGAAGTGAAGGGGGCGTGTCTGTGTCATATAAAGACGGGCTGTCTGATACTATTTTAAATGGTATCCGCAGTCATAGACTCGCAAGGGTGGCAGGTCGTGCGTTTGAAGCGAAACCGACTGAAGCCGTATCTGATCCGTAAAGCTGTCATAGTGACGAGTGATGAGGGTATCAAGAAAGCTACTTATAGCGATGTTGCTACTGAGATACAGGCTGAGATATGGCCTGCTAGTGGTCGCTTACAAGCTGAGATATACGGTCAGAGGTTGGCATATATTTTGAATTGCTTGGTAGATCGTGAGACTCTTATAGATGAAGACGATGGCTTTTGTATCAATAGCGATAAAGTAACCCATAAAGTCATATCTATAAAACGATATACAAACCATCAAGTCTTGGAGTTGGAACAATGTCGCGATTGATAGGTGCTGACAAGCTAATTGCAAAATTTAGACGATTATCAGGACAGCAGCAAACCGAAATCATGGCAAAAGCTGTACACAACGCTGCCAAGAACGTTGTCCAAGCAGATGCTAAGTTACGAGCCCCTGCCAACAATGGTGATTTGCGAGCAGGTATTAAAGTTCGGATGTCTAAGTCTGGGAATCCGAGAGCTGAAGTGGTTAGCACATCAGACCATGGCGGATTTGTTGAATTTGGTACTGGTCCAAAAGGTGCTGCCAACCACGCAGGGATTTCGCCAAATGTCAGCGTATCTTATCGCAGTACACCTTGGTACGTCCATGAGTCCCAGATTAATGTTGGCCCTTATCGTTTTCAAAAGCTCGGTGAGTTTTATAAGATGTTTGGGCAGGTTGCCCAGCCTTATCTCTATCCGGCCCTCAAGGATAATGAGGAGCGAGTCACGAAGAACATCAATAGATTTGTCAAAAGGAAGCTAGTTGAAGAGGTCAGCAAATGATAAATATTAAGCCTATTATTTACAAGAAATTGAAAGAGGTTGCGGACAATGTGACAGATACATATCCGCAAGATTGGGAGAATTTCCCGGTTATCATCTACTTAGAAGAGGAAAACAAGCCTTACGAGATTACAGATGATACAGAACAGATGTCCTATTTGCGGTATAAGGTCGATATTTTCCACAATGATAGTACCTCGGAATTAGCCGTAGCGATTGATGCGATTTTTGCATCTCTCGGGCTAAAACGTACATCCAGCGTGGATACACCCGACCCAACGCACTTACGGCACAAAGTCATGCGATTTGAAGGGATTTTAGACTTAAACTCCCGAATCGTTTACCAATACAGAATGGAAGGATAAAACATGTTAGCAAACGGAATTAAATTGAAAATGAGTGAGACCAAGGGGTCTGGCTATGCAGTTATCGAGGGCTTGAAAGAAGTTCCAGAACTTGGTATTGACCCTGAGAAAGTTGAGAATACGACCCTTGCGGATACCATTAAGCAGTATGAATTTGGTATTGGTGACGCTGGCGAATTGGAATATAAATTCAAGTACGAGAATTCCAAAACGACTTCTAGTTATCGTACTTTGCGTAAGTTGTCTGATTCAAAAGCTATCCGTCACTTTGAGCAAGAGTATCCAGATGGTACAACTGTCCGCTTCTCAGCTCAGATTGCTGTCAAGCTGGGCGGTGGCGGTGTCAACTCTGCTATCGAGTTTACATTGAAATTGGCTCTGCAGTCAGATTTAGAATTCACTGATCCAGTAGTACTTTAAGGAGGTATAAATGTCAACACGTAAACCATATATCGTTTGGACCGTCAAGGGAACAGACTATAAATTGCGTCTTAGCACTCGCCAAGCCTGTGAAGTTGAAGAAAAATTGGGTGTTAATTTGCTCAAAATCTTTATGCCCAAACCAGGCGAACAGTTCAATCTACCACCTTTGAAGGTCATGTTGTTGGTTGTTCAAGGCGCTTTGCAGAAGTTCCATCATGGTATTAAATTGGATGATGTCTATGACTTGTTCGATGCTTACATCGATGAAGGTTATGGACAAACTGAATTGATGACTGATATCATCGTACCATTGTTCGAAGTATCGGGTTTTATTCCTCGGAACAAGGAGAAGGAAGAACCGACGTTGACAGCAGTCGAGTAGGTTCTGGTCCTTGTTCGGTCGCAGAATTGATTAGCGGGTTTTATCCAACAGCATTAGATGCAGGGATAGACCCGTTTTCTTTTTGGGAATACACTCTTTTGGAATTAAAAGAGCTAGTTGAAAGTTACAACAGGCAACAATTCCAAAAGCAGAAGGAAATAGCTTCTCATCACTTTATTCAATCACAGATGATAGCTCGCTTTGTTTCTCTGATGTTTCAGGAAAAAGGTGAAGCGCCAGACATTTGGGAGTTCTATCCTACTTTGTTCGAAGAGGATAGGGCGCAGATTGAACAAGCTCGTATTGAGCGTGATTTGAAAATCCATCAGGAGCAGATGAGGGCTTACGCAGAAAGAATGAGAGGAAGGTTCACAACTTCCGAATAAGAAGGAAAGGAGGGAACGATGGCTGTTACGTTAGAAGAGTTGAGAGTTATTGTTGAAGGTGAGATAGCACCGTTTCAGAAGAAGATGAAGCAGTTAGAATCTCAGATGAAGCAGACTCAAAACAAAATTGAAAACAAGACAAAAGGCCTTAGAGAGCGTGTATGTCAACAAGCTGGTGGCATGGCGACTGCTTTGGGCAAACTTGCTAAGATTACCGCGTTAGCTTATCTAGGCAAGAAAATGTTAGACCTTGGTATGTATTCTACCCAGATGGCTCTTGAAGTCAGTGCTTCGGTCAATCAAATCAAACGACAGATGGGCGAAAGTTCCCAAGCATTTTTAAAATGGATTGATAACAATGCCAACGCTATGAACATGAGCGTAGGTGAAGCTACTAAGTATGGAGCGGTCTATTCCAACCTGTTTTCCAACTTTATCAAGGATTCTAACAAGCTGAGCGCTTATACAGGTAAGATGTTACAGACATCCGCTGTGATTGCGCAAGGTAGCGGACGGACCATGACCGATGTTATGGAGCGTATTCGTTCGGGCTTGTTGGGTAATACCGAAGCTATCGAAGACCTCGGAATAAATGTCAATGTTGCTATGATTGAATCAACCAACGCATTCAAACGTTTTGCGAATGGGCAATCTTGGCAACAATTAGACTACAACACCCAGCAACAAATCCGCTTGATGGCGATTTTGGAGCAAGCAACAGCTAAGTACGGAAATACCTTACAGCAGTCTGTAAACGGTCGTATTAGCATGTTCAAGTCGCTGTTAAGCGATGCAGCACTAAATATCGGTAATGCAATGTTGCCGATTATCAACGCTATGATGCCTGTACTTAATTCGTTTGCTATGGTCTTGAAAAATATCACTGCCAAGCTCGCTGAGTTTATTGGTTTGATGTTTAACAAAAAAGCCAATGTGAAGAATAGCGCAGTTGGAAACCTTGCTCAGGGTGCACAAAACGCAAACGATGCAGTAGGTGGTCTAGGCGACGCCATGGACGGTGTAGATGACGCATCTGGGGGTACCGCAGGTAATCTAGATGATACTGCTAAATCAGCTAAGAAGGCAGCAAAAGAGCTGATGGGATTAGCTGGTTTTGATGAGATTACCACTCTGAATCTAAACAAAGACGATGGTTCAGATGGAGCGGGTTCAGGCGGTGGTTCTGGAGGCGGAGGCAAGGGTAGTAAAGGTGGAGGCTCAGGAAGCGGAGCTGACATCTTGCCAGAAATAGAATTGACTGATATGGACAACCAGTTTAAGTCCATATTTGACGGATGGGATAAGACTCTACAACCTCTTTTTGATTACCTCTCAAAATTAAAAGACCTGTTTAAAGATGGCTTTAACATGTCGTTCAGAGCTGATAGTCTTGACCGCTTTAAAACTGCTCTAGCAGGTATCTGGCAATCGCTGAAAGATATTTTTGCAGACGGAACTGTTTTACAAGCAGCCGCAAGGTTTGGAGAGAAGCTAGCTTTTGCTTTAGGTCAAATCACTGGTGCTCTAGCCAACATCATCATGGGAATTGCGGTATTTATCGCCGAAAGCTTAAATAAATCACTAAACGACACCAAATTGGATATAAAAGGTTGGCTGATACGTCAGTTCGATATAGCAGGCGATGCAGTCGCAAGCATTGGAAATATCGCTCAAATGCTCGGTCAAACGTTTTATGACGTTTTTACAAGTGCAGCTGCGACAAATATCGGTGCAGATATTCTTTCAGCGATAACCTATGGGACAATGGGGATTGTTGAAGTTGGTTCAAAATTAGGTCGCGATATACTAAGCGGTATAGAACAATCGCTAGTTGATAACCAAGATAAAATAACTACCGCTTTAAACGGCTTGCTCTCTGCCCTTGAGCCTACTTTCGAATCTATCAAAAACCTATTCAAGAATGCGTTTGAGGGGTTGAGCACAACTTACGATGAGCATGTAAAACCATTCTACGATTCGTTCAATGAAGTTTTAAGTTCTATATTTGGAACTTTGCTAGATAGCTGGAATAATGATGTTCAACCAGTGTTGGATAGCATCGGCGAAAAGTTTGCTGATTTATTCGACAATCATATTCAACCGTTTATCGATAGTTTTCTATCCGCATACGGACAAATTACGGACGCCTTAAAGTTACTTTGGGATACCATTCTGGTACCGCTATTTGATTGGATAGCTGCGAACATTTTGCCTGTCCTTGTCCCGACATTCCAGACATTAGCTGACTGGTTTGTCCAAGCCTGGACTGTGGTTTTCGATGTTTTGGGAGCTGTTTCGAAAATCCTAGGCGGTATTATCGAGTTCCTGGTTGGTGTATTTACTGGCGATTGGGAAAAGGCTTGGAATGGGATTGTTCAGATTGCTAAAGGAATCTGGGAAATGCTGTCTTCTATCTTCAAGTTCGTTTGGGATGCCATTGTTTCTTTCTTAAAAGGTGTTTGGGATACCATCGTTGCTATACTGCAGGCTGGTTGGGATGCGATTGTGCGAATCTTCCAAGGTATAGGCCCGTGGTTCGGCGAACGTTGGAGAGATATCGAAAACATCTTCTCTAAAGTTGGTCAGTGGTTTGGTCAAAAGTTTTCTGACGCTTGGAACGGTATTACAAATGCATTTAGCAATGTAGCTGGTTTCTTTAAAGGAATATTCGATAGCATTGTGGGTTGGTTCACGGATATCGGTAGAGCAGTCGGAGATGCAGTTTCGGGTGCGTTTAAGTCCGGCATGAACGGTGCAATCGCAACAGTTGAAAATGTCGTCAACGGATTTATCGGATTGATAAACGGTGCAATCGGCTTAATCAACAAAATCCCTGGTGTCAATATTGGGCGCATCGGTTATGTCAATCTTCCACGCCTTGCCCGTGGTGGTATCGTGGATAGCCCAACTGTCGCCATGATTGGTGAAGCAGGTAAAGAGGTGGTTATGCCATTGGAAAATACAGGCTTCTTACAAACCATGGGCCGTGTTGTCGGCGGTGCAGTTGTTAATGCTTTGGGCGGAGGTCTACCGCAATCATCTGGTTTGCCAAATGGCGACATCGTTATTGTGATTGGAAGTAGAGAGTTTGGACGCTTTACTATTGACGAGATTAACAAAGCTCAAGCAGAAGCGGGACAGCTCTTGCTTAACATTTAGGAGGTAAACATGAGTCAATTGATTATCAATGGAGTTACAGTTGTACCTCCTAAATCTTTTCAAGTTTCAGTCAATGATGTGGATGGAGAAACCGGGCGAAACGCTAACGGCGACATGGTCAGGGACAGAATTACAACCAAGCGCAAATTGGAATGTGATTGGGGGATGTTGACCCAGGCTGAGATGGCGCAGATTCAAAACGCTGTTCAGCCTGTATTTTTTGAAGTGTCTTACCCAGACCCTATACTTGGGCAGACGTCCAAAACGTTTTATGTTGGCGATAGGACAGCGCCTGCATATTCCTTTACTGAAAAATTTAAACCCTGGAGCGGTTTAAAATTTAGTTTAATAGAGAGGTAAGGTGGTTCACACGGTAACATTTAACCAAGCTATGTTAGCTAAAGATAGGGTGTTTGCCATTCGTGCAGGCGCCTATACTTCTAGCGACATCAAAGAAGCCAGTTTTAATTATGGATATATCAGCGGTGATACTTTCAAACCTGGCGGAACAGTTGCTGGTTCGGCTAAATTGACCTTTACATCTATCATTACTACTTTTAACAAGTTGGATAAGATTTATCCAGAAATTGGGCTCTTGGTAGGCGATAGCTATGAATGGGTCGCCATGGGTGAGTATTTTGTCAATGACATCAGTATTGACCGCAACAGGAATACTACCGAATTGGACTTGATGGACGGCATGTTCAAGCTAAACCAGCCCTATGTTTCTGATTTGACTTATCCTGCGCAGATTCGGGATGTTATTCGTGAGATTTGTGTAAAGACAGGAATAGAGCTAGAGACGGACAATCTAGGTCTTAAAGCTATCCAGAGACATATCGAAGCGAAAGCAGATAAAAATGACATTACTTTCCGAGAAGTGTTAAGCCAAGCGATTCAGTTACTTGGCTTTTCTGCTTTTTTTAATCGACAAGGGAAGCTTGAAGTCCGTGGTCTGACAGAATCAAGAATCACTGTCACTGCTGATAATTATTTTTTGCATGGTTTGACCAAGAGTGAAATCCAATATCAGATTGCTGGTATTACTTGTAAGAAAGACAAGGAAACGCTGACAGTAGGCTTACGAACTGGACGTTCATTGGAGCTTGAAAATAGCTTCATGAACCAGAATCTATTGGATGAATTGTATTATGAGCTAAAAGACATCAAGTATTACCCGTTTTCGCTTGATTGGCAAGGGCATTTGAAGCTAGATGTCGGTCAATGGGTAACGCTCAAGACAAACAAAAACGAGACCTACAAAGTCCCTGTCCTGAGTCAATCTTTCAGTTTCAAGGGCGGTCTTAAGTCTAAGATTAGCGCAGACAGTAAGGCTGGGAATGATACTCAGTATGCTTATAAGGGATTTTTAGGCAAGCGCATCGAGCAAATGTCTACTGAGATCGAAGCAGAGGTCCAACAGCAACTGGAATATAAGGATAAGGAATTTGATGAAAAAATTAATAAAGTCAAATCCGAAATCAACGACGGTATCGAGCAGTCAAGGGCGGAGGCTGAGAGGCATGCAGACAATATCAAGAGAAGTATTGA